GCTTGGCGCTATCGCTAGGTCAAACTATTGATGGCACAAGCGACATCATCATCTTGACGCTTCAATGCAGCTCTTCTGAAGATGCTACTGGCTTAATTGGTTGGAGAGAAGTGGTGTAAGCTAAGGCATCCCGCCTCGTGGCTCATGGACGACCATTACAAAGCGCAAGTGGATGCCATTTCGGAAGCACTGCAGGAGCTGGTCAGCGGCCCCGACGATGGCGTGGAAAAAGCGCTGGGAGCCATTGATGCTGCCATTGATCTATGGTTAGATTACTTTGACACGGAACGGGAAAAGTGGTTTCAGCTCAAGACAAGGCTTCGTCGCTGACGGACTGGCTAAATTCCCCTGAACTGAAAGCTTTGCGAAAAGCATGGCAAGAAGCTGAAAAGCTTCAAAATGCTGAAGATGATGCTTGGTGGGATAGTCTTGACTACGATGGCAAAAGTCAAGCATTTAGGCAAATTGTAAAGCTAATGTACAAAGCAGAAGTGACAGACAGGGGGTCATATCGTTACGCTCTTTATGACATCTTTGGTCTTGATTATGGCGACGGTCTAACTTACTATATGCAGCTTCACAATCTTATTCACCAGGGTCTCGCAGCGGAGCAGAAAGCTTGCACGAAGGATAGTGTGGATGAACGCAATGATAATACATGCGACTAGCCATTGCCATTCCCAAGGAAAATATTGCTAGCCCAACAATGATTTCCATGGCAATAAAATATCTCCTTTTATTTTAGGCCGTCTAGGGTCCAAGTAATACGTAGCTCACCACCAAGGGCCTTCACTTCGTCGTTGGCGCTCTCAGGAGCCTCGTGAACGATCATTACGGAAGGGACAATGGCATCAGGCAAGGGAGTTATTGTGGCCGCTGGAAACAGCTCTTGGGCCTTAGTGGCAAGCTTGGTGGCAATAATCTCACGCTCTTCCTTCTCCCATTGTTTCACCAAGGTGGAAGCTTGCTCGTCTACTTTTTTAATGGTTTGTTCCGTTTTCCATGCCGACCAGTCTGGCTGACACCAATTAACAAGCGCAATAAACCATGGCTGTAAACGCAATGAGGGTCGCTTATTAGCAGCCCACATGGCTAGTTCATAGCAAAGCGCATTGAATATGGCCTGGTTGGTCATTTGCGCACGAGGATTGCCCATCCGCCCGTACCATTGACTCTCCATCGAGGAAGCCAATTGGCTTTACCATAAGACACATTATTGCCACCATTGGCGCTTGCGTAACCACCATTGATTACATTTGCCCTTCCGTAGGGATCATTGTGAATGTACGCTTGACCATTGAACCCGACAACTACGCTCCAGTGCCCTCCTCCAATTGGAGCGCTTGACGGCCCATAATGTAGCCATCCCACAGCCACTGGCCTGCCTTCCTTGATTTCATCTTGTAGCAGAGTTTCCGTGCCATCAGTAGTGAATGAAGCCTTTAAGCCAAGCGATTGCAATGCTTTCACTTGCGCATCGGCGTTGGTAGTGTCACCAAATCGTGCGCGGATGACATTGTATTCATCATCGCCTTTTACTTTGCCATAGTAAGCTGCGACCATTGCACAGGAACTGCTAAAGCATTCCCTGGCGCCTTGTCCAGAAGTATTATCCCTCTGGCTGAAATAAGGCACGAGCAATGGATTAGAAGGCTTTGAGGCAGGAGCAGCCCTATACAGCTCTGCAAATTCCTCTAGTTCAGCTTCCGTGAGCTGTTCTTGCAGCCAATTCCAAGCAGCGAGTTGATGACTTTCCTCTGCGTAATACTTTGCAGCACTAGACAGACGAATGGAAGAATTGGGCGAATGTTGCTTCATTAGTTTGTTAAGCTTTGCCGGATAGGTGGGGTCGGTAGCATATCCTTGGTCCTTTAACATTCGCGCAGCAGCATAGCGATCTGGAGCGTTATTAACGCCTTTAAATTGCTTGTAATCTTTATACCATCTTGTTACTAAATATTCAATGCAAGCAGCAAGACTAGGGAAGTCAATGAAGCCTGTCTTAATCGTCACCCATTCGCCATCGTAAAACTCTTTTGTTTCACGAGATGAGCCAATGCCTTTTAGGCCGAAATAATTATGCTTTCCAGAAGCAGACCTGCCAAAACCGCTTTCAAGAGCCCATTGTGCTGCCACTAGCTCAGGAAACTTAGCCCCCACGCGCTTTGCATGGAGGCTAACGCCTTCCCAATTATTGGCAACGATCATCAGCCCTTAACGCGAAACACAGCCTTGAGGCCAGTCAAGACAAGTTGAACGAGGTTGTTGCTCTTATAAGGAGTTTGCTGAATAATTTGATCAAGAGCTGCGATGGCGATACCACCAACAACAAACCATTCGATGCTAGTCATAATAGAAAAGCGTTTGCTAAAAGCCTAGCGCCTAATCTCCAAGGAGCGCACTCGCTCCTCTAGTCCCTTCATGCTTTCAGTGAGGGTGTTAAGTTTCTCTGTAATATTTTCTACTTGTGCAGTGATCTTCACTTGTTGATGGCCAATGCTCATCATCATACCACCAGTGGCTAGGAGCATACCAGCAGTAATAGACACGGCCAAATTGGCTAGCTTATCCTGCCAGCTTTCCATGGTTACAAGGAATTCGTTTTGTTCATTCTAAGCTATTCTCCAAGGCTTAGTTTTGGCTTTAAGCTAAGGAGAAGACAGTTAAAAGTCATCATGAGGATGAGCAATGGACCTGAAGAACTTCTCCATTCGCTTTCTGAATTACGCCCTGGTGATGCAAAACGTCGTTATCGAAAAAGCATTTTTGAAGACTATTCCGTAAGGGGACCATTTGGTCATTGTGCTTGCGCTTACTGCGGTAAGTGGACCGAAAAGCTTACGATTGATCACATTGTGCCAAAGAGCAAAGGAGGGCCACACTTTGCAAAATGGAACAGCGCCCCTTCATGTTTGGCCTGCAACATGAGCAAGTCGAGCTTGCCAGTTTTTGAATGGTGGCGGCCTCAAGAATTTTGGACAGAACAGCGCGAGCAAGCTTTAGTTAGCTGGGTGCATTTCCATAGTTTTGTAAGTGCCCACACTGACCTTTCTAATTGGGAAGCATGGTGTGAAGCCACTCAGCGTATTTTGCCATTGCATGAAAAAGGAGCCGCTTACGGCCCCTTTCCATTGAACAATTTATGCGTTGCCTAGTTATCGCAGATGGGCGCAAACATGCCTTCTGAAGGCCCTTGACGCACTCCTGGCAATGGACAGAAACCATCAGGGCAACCGCTTGGCTTTAAATAGTCATCAGGGTCGTAATTAGTGGAGAGCACTTCTTCCGTAATCTTCATTATTTCTTTTGCCATTGTTTCTTCATCTTCGCGCAACGAAATCAAACGAAGCAAATACCATTCAGCTTTTCTTAAGTCTTCCGCACCATTCTTATTTTCGTAGCGATAAATATATTTAATGCAGTTGCCCTTGAGAAAGCCCTTAAATGCTTCCTTGCTCATTGATGCTTCGATGGCTTCAATGCATTCCACTCCTCCTTTTTGGTAGTGGGCGGGATTAATGGCGTTCATAGTCAGAATTGGTAGTTGTTTTCAGCAAAGGCATCAAAGGCTTCTGGGGCCACTGGTCTTCCTAGTTCAAGCAGCGCTTTAGCGTAGGCCACAATTTCTCCTTGGGCGCCGTGACCAATGCGCAGGGAAATGAAATGGAACAGGGCCTGCAGGGAACACGTCCACACGAAGCTGGTGTACAGCGCAGAAGGCAGGATAGCTCTGGCTTGCTCTTTGCTCACGCCTATCAACAGAAGCCCTGCGTACACCTGTTTACAAGCCTCTACGGCCTGTGCGTACTGAACGAGAGCCAGTGCTTGACTTCTGCTTGGAAGAGGCCCTGCAGACGCCTGACGGTTGTCTTCGCTTTGCTGCAGAAACTCCAAGGGAATGTAAAATTCAGCTTCATCAGCCGCACAGTAGCGAAAGCTTTTTTCATTCCAGCCAAGCTGATCATCAACAAACGTAGAGGCCACCGTGTGCTTCCACCATTGTCTTGCAATAAACAACGGAGCCTTCACTGACCACTTAAATACCACGCCCCTAAAAGGAGAAGTGTGATGATGCTTTGCAAGGTAGCGAAGAAGCTTACCGTCGCGTTCTGTCCATTCTGCGCTTTCTGCAGCAAAAGACTGGCGAGCATCATTGACAACAGAAAGACTATTCCCCATGGAATCAAGCAGGCGAAGAGAGCTTTTACCATCGCCTAAAGGATCAAACTGCATTTGTCTCTTTCGTCATCTGTGAATGCAGATCAAGGCGCATGTTCATCATTGTGCCTGCCATCGCATACGACATACCAGCCATTTCTTGGCACCATTTAACAGTTTCTTCTGGGCTTCCTGGCTGCTCTGGCGCATAAATCGAAATAAATTGCTCCATGGCCACCATGGCAAAGCTATCCATGAGATCAGAAAGAGGAGCTGCGGAAGTGGAAGTCATTTTTTGGAAAAATCAAGATTAGCAAAGATGAAGCGAATGGTCACTACCACCAAGAACCATTGCCAAAAAGTAAGAGCAATGGCAGGGGCAAACAGCGCCACGACTAAGCTTAAAAGCCAAGCACGAGCGCAGGCCAAGCCAAACTCAATGGTGGCAAGACCAGCAACAGCTCCAGCCGCTGCAGCAAAATCTTCAATTTTGGAGCTGGTCATTTAGAAAGGCAGGCGATGGGGCGGATGCGTTGAATTGCCACTGTACCAGAGATGAAAGGATGCTTCTGCTCCCACTGGACCATTGCAGCTTTTCTTCCATTGCTTCCCTTTGTGAAGCCTTGAAAGGTGCCGTAGATGGACGTTGGCACCATGCCAGCCCCTGTGAGGGTGACCAATACCACGCGCTCTCCTGGTGTCCAGTCATAGTCCTTTGGTGACCGTCTCAGTGTATATCGTCGGGAAACCGAAAGCAAGACTTCGGCACTTTCACCATCTTCCACCTTCCTGGCAAACTGCTTGCGACCATCGTTCGTTTGTAGCCTAGTAACAAAAGAATGCTTGTTAACCATGGCTGAATATTGCATACCAGTGCAGTTTGATTACAATGGGCGAAAGCACATGCGTCACATGGGTCCGTTTGAGCACAGCACTGAGCGTGAATTTGCGCTGACGGTCAACCGCAAAGCCATTGATGATTGCACAAGCTTGACGCAGCTAAAGCCCGTAGCGAAAAACCTTTTAGAGGGGTGGGCTTCCATGCAAACTGCTTTTCAAAGCTTGATGCTGGAAAACATTCAACTGCGTCAAGCCCTGTCAATGCGTGATGATTCGTTGCGGGCTGCTGATGAAATGCTTAACGAAGCAGTGGTGGCGATGCAGAAATATGAGCAGCAATTAAAGCGTGCCAATAAGCGTCCTTGGCCATTTGGCTAGTTAAGAGGAAGATGGTCCATCCGCTCGTATATGCGAGATTATATTTCCGACAATCGCGCTCATAGCCAGAGCCAGTGACGTGGCGACCACGATTGTAAACGCCACCCTGGATTTCGATGCCAGTGCGACTGTCGGGATGAGCAAAGTCAAGACGATACCTTTTTGAGCGTTTACTTTTTGCGTAGCGCTCTTGGTAATCAGCTTCCCACGCTGCGATATCAGAAAATTCTCTTTCAAAAATCAACTGAGGACAATGAGCTTGCCACAAGCTAAGAAACTGATCTTCAAGAGCACTCAATGCTTAGACAGCAGCTAGTTGTACCCTAGCGCCTTGGTTTTGATAGGCGCCTGAATACGCTTCTCCTACTTCCTCAATACCGAAGAGCACTAGCTGAGCAATGCCTTCGTTGGCATAAAGCCGAATGGGAAAGTCCGTAGGGTTAATCAGACACATGGTCAGGTAACCAGCCCAGCCAGGTTCAATGGGGAGAATGTTGGCAATGAGCCCGCAACGCCCGTAAGTGCTTTTGCCTTCGCAGAGGGCAAACACATCGTTTGGCATGGAGATCAGCTCAAGGCTAAGGCCAAGGCCATGGCTATGGGGAGGAAGTAGGAAATAGCACGAGCCATCTTCCAGCTCTACCAGTTCTGCCAGCGTGGGATTAGTGTCGAAATGCTTGGCATCCAGCTCAAATGGTGCGCTGTCCCATTGCTCTAAGCCAAAAACCAAAAATTCAACAGAAGACAAACGAATGTCATAGCCTGCTTGCGACAGCCCAAACGAAATTGCTTTGGTGCCATTGTCAAGCTCTCTTCGCTTTTCACCAACGAAAGGCAGGAAGATGTCATTTTCAGCAAGCTTGGCAATTTGCTTGTCGTTGAGAAGCGTCATGGTAATAAAAGAAAAGGAAGGGGCGATTGCTCGCCCCAAGATAATCAGAAGAGATCAGTGCCGCTGCCTTCGGAACTTTCGTTCTGCCAGACGCTGGCATAGCCTTTAGGGCCGTCCTTGTCGCCTTTCACCTTGACAGAGCCTGTAAATCCAGGAGCGCGGTCAGAGGTGCGCTTTTCGTTAGGCCATACAGCCATGTCCAGCGAGTAGTTACCCCGCTCGTTGGGGCCAGCCTTCTTCAAGGCATTAAGCAGATCGCCAGTCAGATCGAGAGCGGCGGTAATTGGTGGGCGGTTAGCCATGGGTGTTTCTCCTTGGGAGCAATGGAGCCCTTGTTCAGGGCTCGCTTATCTTACCCCTTATCCATCGTTAAGGCAAACGCTTTGCCGCCTGGGTAGAACTGATTGAAATATCTCTTAACAGTGTCCTGCATGACGGC